GTCCCTGGCGGAAAATTTTCGCCGGCGACCAGGTGGGGGGATCTTCAACAGTATCCTCTTCCTTTTGCTTTTTCCGGATGTGCTCTGTTATGACAAGCAGCACACAGACTTTCCAGGTTGTTATCTTCATAGGCCAACTCTGGATACTCGTCAACATGTTTTTTGTGATGTACAGTCGTTGCTTCTACCTGCTTTCCATATCTCTTACACCAGCAGCACAAGTAGTTGTCTCGCTTTAAGATCTTCTTTCTTTTCTTCTCCCATCTTTTAGATTTATAATTAAATGCCATCACCTGCTGCCCCTTTTCCTCTTTCAGCAAAAAGGAACGACACCCTATTGGATGTCGCCCCTCTTTGACTTACTACCATTCTATCACATAAAAACGGACAAAACGGACAAATCATAAACTTTTTTAAATTTTTTATATTTAGATAGATGAGACATAATCTCTAAATATTTTTGATACACTGTCCGCGGATACATAATGACGTGCTGTTACTCCTTGCGGTTTATGTCCTATATATAGTCCAGCCTCTTCTGTAGTACCTCCTCTCCTTACGATATTGGTTGCTGTTGTTTTTCTAAAGAGATGTGGATATACTCTACGATCCAGCCCCGCTCTCTTCCCAATCCTCTTAATCTCGGTGTAAATAGTTCCTTTACTGATTGCTCTTTCGCCTGATCCTTTCTTATGAGCAAATAATGGACGATCACTTTTTATGGTCAAGCCTCTTTCTTCGATGTACTCTTTTAGGTATCTGATCGCTACTCCATCCACATATGCGATCCTGTATGTATCCGTTTTCTCTCCATAGATCATCACCTCTCCGGTAGTCCAATTTATTTGATTGATGTTAATATATGGGATCTCTCCCCTCCTGCTTGCTGTGCACCTCATCCACTCGATCAAAGCCCGGTCTCTCTTTGCTACACATCCCTCTTTTAACTGCTCCATCTCCTCTGCTGTCAGATGATCTATCGGTTTTAATGTTTCTTTAAAATATTCTATATTCTCTACAGGGTTTTCTTTGATAAAATGATTTTTTCTCATCCACGTGAATAGAGCGTTTAGCTTGCGCCTTTTGTTATTCATGGCATGTCCTTTATTTCCCTCTTTTCTTTTTTCCCGCAGATAATATTCTATGTCTTCCCTGGTGATCTGGACTAATGGCTTATCTACATATCTGATGAACTCTTTTGCAGTCCCTATATAAGTTTTCATGGTTGATGGCTTTAAAACCAAACTTCTTTTTAATTCATACAATTCTAAAATATATTCATTTGCTGTATTTACTGTCGCCGGAAGAGTAACCAGATCTATAATGTCTACATGATAAAGCGCCTCTGCTAAGATGGTTTCCAAAATGATTATTTCATTTTTCCCAAGATGATATCTCATCTTTACTAAAATTTCATTCTTGAAAATTTCTTTTCTTGTCATAGCATATCCTCCTTGTCTAGTTTAGGCGAAAGTGCTATAATATATTTGTAAGATAATTTATAAGCACTTTCTAATGGCAGAGGATGTTCCCAGCATCCTCTGTTATTTCTTTTCAATTCTCAAAAAGCCTTTCAAATTTTTTTCTACACGCATCTGAAGAGTATTTTATCCCCATTCTTATTGCTACCTGCTGCCAGCTTAGATTGTCTATGCATCGGTATCTTACTATTCGTCTTGTACTGCTATCTGGTATCGTCTGTATGTACTCTTCTGCCTTCGTCTCTAAAGACAAAAGTTCATCTTTTTTCACGTCCAGCAGCTTTTTCTTATGTTTTAATTCTTTCAATCTTTTACCATACTCTTTTTCAGGATGCCCTTTCACTCTGATCGGGCCAATCGTCAGATCTTCTTTTGAGCCTTTCACAATGTCGCTTACTTCACTCTGTCTTAATTTCTCAATCTTTTTCTCTACAGAAACGATTGCCCACTCCAGATCCTTGATCTCCTTCCTGATATCTGGTATCTGTTTTAATATCTGCTTGTCCAATGGCATCATCCTTTCTATCCATGTTTCATCTTTATTTTTCTAATTTATCTCCTTCTTCTCAATTCGACCGCAAAACCTATAATACAATAATCCTCTTCAAGCCCCATCCAATTTTCCCATACATACGTTATTTCTATCACAATCTCTCGCCCTGTCATTCTCCCGGCTATGTATTCCTGCATTACGACCGTATCTCCTACTCTGTACCCATCATTTTTTAGCAGATAGAATGTTAATATTTTATCTGCGATTTCATTGTACTTTGATGCTTCCAGTGTAATTTTGTGCACTCTTTTTTCCGCTTCACCTGGTAACTGCTGTGCTTTCTCTTCCTGCTGCCGCTCTTGTAGCTTCTTTGCTGTTTTCTGGTCAGGTTCCGGCTGATGGTCTTCGTATTCCTCCGGCTCTGTCTGGTCCGTGAAGTCTTCCTGTTTCCTCTCCAGGACTTCTCCTGCGCCCTCTGTGGACGTTTCTTCCTCTTTGTCGTGTTCTTCTTCGCTTTTGCCTATTGCGTCCGGCAGAATGTTATCTGGGAAACTCATTTGCCCTGGTATATCCTTTCTGCTTTCCTCCTGCTGCTTCATTTCCCTTGCTTCCATCAGTGTAAGTATCCCGACTTCCTCCACTCTGTCTGCTGCTTTCTCCTGCCCTTCTGCACTCATGCTGCATAACTCAACCGCTACGGAAACATTGATAATATTTTCTTTAAAGTCTTTCATCAGACGAGCAGAAAGATTGTTGTAAATGGATTTATACCGCCCCAGTTGCGCTTCCGTCGTCCCTGTTATCTCTGCAAGGATTTCACGGGTTCTTCCATTCAGGCTGTATTCCTTTTTCAGTTCTTTTGCCAGTTCCTCTGTCTGGATCGCTTCCATCATCTTTTCCCAGTCAGTCTTATCCCGAAAGCGATTTGCCATAATCAGTGCCAGGCGATCCCTTACATCTGCTTTCTTGAAGATACAGGGAACAAACCGCATTTCTTCTTTTCCTTCTTCTACCAAGGAAAGCGCTGCAAGCCGCCTTCTATGCCCTGCAATCACTCTGTATTTGCCGTTTTCCGGGCGACTTACCAGTAGCGGCTGTAATATGCCTACAAGTTCAATAGAACGCTTTAATTCGTCGTCTACATGATAGAAATTATCTTTCGATGGTATTAGATCATATACATCAATGTTGACAATCTCATTTTCCTCTTTCTGTAGCGGAGCATTGTTCTGCTGCCCCGCTACACTTTCTTCCTCTGGCTCCTTTGAACGGCTGTTTAACAAGTCCGTCAGGTTGAATTTTGCTTTTGCCATCTCTTTTTCTCCCTTTCTGTGTCCGATTCGATCACATTTTCAGATATTCTTCAACCAGATTTTTATAGTCTTGCGCTGCCCCACAGCGGCTGGAATAAATTAAAATTGGTTTCCGCTCAAATGTACAGGGCTTCATCTTTGCCGTACGTCTGATATGTGTATCAAAAAGCGGGTACTTATTACACACTTTTAGGTACTCTTCCCCCTGCTGATCCGCTTCATTCAGTCTGTCATATTGTGTGATAAAGCACCCCCGGAAGCACAATGCCGGGTTTAACTCTTCCCTTGCGTTTTCAATCTGTTCTGTCAATTCTTCCAGCCCGTCAAGTGAAAAGTCATCAATCGTAATCGGCACAATCACATCATCAGAAGCAACCAGCGCATTTATCGTGCTTATGTTTATATCCGGGGCGTTGTCGATAATGCAGAAGTCATATTGTCCTACCACCTGCTGCAGTGCCCTTTTGAAGCGGGTCTGCTGCGGGCGGCTTTGATCTAACATTACCTGTAAATTTGCCGTTGACAGGTTCATATTTGCTGTAATAATATCCAGCCCCTCATAGTCTGTATGCTGAATAACTGCTGCCATGTCAATGTTTCTGTCTGTCATCACCTCCGCAACGCCTGCTTTCTCATAACTGTGGCGGTTGAAAAACTTTGAAGAATTTCCTTGTTTGTCATTATCAATCAGCAGCACCCTCTTATCGTGTACCGCTGACAGTATGTATGCCATATTAACACTTGAAGTCGTCTTTGCAACCCCGCCTTTTAAATTTATAATTGAAATTGTCTTCACTTTTTACTCCTCCTGTTTATCCTGGAAGCAATCCGCATGATCGCTTCTATTCGTATTTTCCACATGATCCGCCTCCACTAACTCCTGACTATCTCCTTTTTAATTGCCTCTAATGCTTTGTCCGCACTCATAGGTCCCCTGCCATCTTGGATATAGTCCCACTGCCTATGTCCATTTCTATGAGCCTCCATCTCATAAACTTTTCCGTCCTTAGCCGTAAAACGTATTGTTATATATTCCATCTCCTACCTCCACTAAATCCCAATTTCAATTTAGTTTACTAATCCCATTTCAATTTTTGACCACATGCATTACAGTAGTCTGTATTTGATGCCAGCAGTCCAGCAGATCCACATGTAGGGCAATTCCCTCTGATCGTATATGGATAACTATATATATCTCTAAGAATTTTTCTTTCCTTCACTTCCATAGGAATCTGTTTTTTCAATGCTTCGAGTATTCTATCCATGTAACTAAGGACCAGCCCTTTATCTGATTTTTGAAAACTGTCTTCGTCTACAATACTATCATCTACTATTTTGCAATCATGATATGCATCTTCAAAACTACTATTGAGTGTATATTCAAATTTTTTACCCATATTTTCCTCCACTAACTCCTGATTTTCTTGCACTCCCTCATCACTGGGTTTATAATAATATCAGTTGCCAGTTCTGGGAGGAGTGCGGTTTGGCCGTATAGCCGGTGTCTAAGCTCAACCCCTGCTGCCCGTTGAAAATCACTTGCATATCTTGTCGCCTCTTTTCCCTCAAATTGATTGTTATAAATTTCACGTGAAAAAGGCGTAGTTATCACTAATCTGGCTAAACGTTCCGAATCTTTTTGGATACATTGGAATAAATTTGTAACATTAGAATCCAGGTCGTTGATCGTTTCGATCGCGGAAGGCGGCTTATTAAACAGAAGTGCTAAAGAGCCTGCATATGGTTCTAAATAACTATGATGCTCTGGTATCAGTTCCACAAGCCGTCTAGCAATGTTCCATTTGCTGCCAGGATATTTTAATATTGGTCTCATATCAACATGGCCCTCCTTCTGCCCCATGGAAAGCCCCTGCCGGGTACATCCAGACATCTTTTACATAGATATCATCCGCCGCAAACTCCCCTGTCACAAGACTCTTGAGCGCCTGATCGTCTCCATGATAGACACAGGATGTAGCATCACCGACAAAAGTATCCAGATCACACTTATTATCCAGAGTAAAGCCCAAGATCTTTTCATCCTGCTTCAGCAGATTGTACTCTTCTGGGTACAGTTCCCGGATTCCAGCAAATAGCTTTGGGGTGGAGAAAATGCACATGGCACAAGAACAGCGGTTCCATCCTGCCCGGTAGCAGGGATGAGGATTGACTTTGTGTCGCTTCAGCACTTCCCAAACATCCTTTTCCGAGTAGTCAATGACTGGGCGCCACTGATGAACTGTCCTATGCGCTTTTCTCTCTGCATTAGTTCTATGAACTTCCATTTCGTTATATTTGCTTCTTCCCTTGGACTCTCCGCGCCTTTCCCCGGATACCACCAGCACTTTCACATCTTTCTGTGTCTTTTCCAAATTTGATGTAACACTATCCTGAACTGCTGCTTTCAGGTTCCCGCTACACCAGCGGCCTTTGTATGTACTTCCCTTCGCCGGGAATTTATGTCTTTTTCCGCCGAGCTTCTCAAGCTCTCCAAGACAATCCAGATTAGATACTACCGTATCAGCAACCATGATCTTCAGGTATGCACTGCACCAGCGGCGGCTTAGATCTCCTGTCTTTGCCGGAAATTTCATGCGATATCCCAATTCTTTCAGTTGCTCTTCCATGTCTTCTGTAGCCTGCTGCTTGATCTTTTGACACTTAACATAATTTGGTGACAATCTGCATTGTCTGACTTCTCCCGTATCTGGTTCCACCCACTCTACCGGCTCCGATGCTCCGATCCGATATAATTCACCAAAAAATCCATTTACCCGGTATGACACTCTAAGCGCTACTCCCTCCGCCTCCGCAAAACTCCTCACATAACTTTGGGTACACCGCCAATCCATCCTCCTGCTGGGATGTCCTCCGTCAATATCGTGATGCCAGAACTCCATCTTTTCCTTTGGGACGCCTAGCTCCAAAAGTTTGTAGTAGCAAGCTATACTGTCTTTTCCGCCTGACAACAGGATTGCTACAAGATCATACTCTTCTAGTGGTAACAGTTGATCCAGAAATATCTTTTTCATATGGCCTGATTCGGAACGTCCTGGCACCCGCGGCTTTATCCTCACTCCGTCTCCATAGATCGGTGTATCTGGTTTTCCATGGATGACTGGTGTATCCTTTGTGCAATCCATATCTTTAATAAATTCTGGTTCAAATAAGCTTATCTGACCTTTCATATTCTTTCCTTCCCCATCTATATCCCCCTTTTCCTGCCGCTCTTCTTTTTCTTCCCCTGCTGCCTGCTGGCATTAGTAGAGGTTTGTTTCTTGCCTTTGGTGGAGGTTACTTTCTTCTGCTTTTTCCATCCGATCTTGACCAATCTGTAATACTGATACCGGAAACCTCTCTTGTCATAACCATTATGTAAGGTGTCTTTTTCCAGATAATAGCCTTTTGGAACTTTTGGATCGTCTGGCCAATTATCCCGCTTCAGACGCGTCGTCTTCGGTCGTGGCGTCTTCAGGTTCCGGCTGCATGAATATCTGGTCTTTGACGGGTTGTTGGCGCTTCTGAAGCTTTTACAGGTCTCTTTTATCAAGTAAGCCGCCAGCTGCTCATAATGTCCATTTTCATACAAGTATTCATTATGGGTTCCGCCATTTTCTTTCCATACTTGGTTTACCTTTTTTGCGCCTGATCCATCTGGCAGATCGTTGAGGATCATGTGGTGATGGATAGATGTATTTAGATATTCAGTCACAATAATATACTTTAGCGGCTCTCCCTCCTTCTTCCAGATCCTCCGCAGCTTACTAAACATATTTTTTATTCTTCTCTTTGCTTCCTTTGCATCCGGTCTTAGCGCACGCTTATAAGTTAGTGTGATATACATATCACCTTCATCAAAGTTTGCCTGTATCTTTCTTCTAAGCTTCTTGATGCAATTTCTCTCATTAATCTTCTCCATCTCTGCAGGTGTCAGTGCCTTCTTTGCTCCCGGACACATCCCCTTCCCATACCTGCCTGCATGATGTCTCTCTATCTCTATAATGTTTTTATACTTGTATACATTTTTGATTGGCATATAATATCGCTCCTAAGTCTAAGTCTAAGTTTAATTACTTTATCAAGGTAGAAAGGGGACTCAAACCCCTTATTTTCCCTTGATTTTTTTGATCCTTAGCAGTATACTATAAGTGGTTAATTTGCTAAGGATTTAGCCCGGCATCCAGTTGCCTCTGGATGCCATTTTTCTTTTTTTCTGTGCATCTATGATCTCTCTTTTAAAAGCCGTCCCTCTTTCTGTCTCATACCAATAATTTCCGCTCTCATCTTTCCAAAACATGTATACATCGTTACCTTGCTTTTTACATCCTATGTAGTATGATCTGTTTGGCGGCGCCAGGTCTGGAAAGCTTCTTGCATTTTTATAAACCTTTTCCAACTCCAGCTTGTCCATACTCATTTCTTCACACCAGCAAAAATATCAGCTGCATCCAGATAAAAATACAGATGGCACTGATCAATACCCATGTCATTCAATTCCATAGTGCTCATAGTTTCTCCTTACCATTTACATTTTCCGCTGGCTATTGCCCTTTTTTCAGCATCCAAAAGTCCTCTATAAATGTAGTAACTATATTTACTTGCCCCATCTTTTTTCAGTGCATACCCAATCGGCAGTCTTCCCTGCCTCATGAGATAATGCACTGATTCTATGTCCATATGTAACTCTTTAGCTGCCTGCTTGGCGGTTACTCTCTGTAAACCTGGTTCCATATTTTCGGACAACTATGTATCCCTCCTTTTCATTACATCTGCATACCTTCTAAGTGCTTTATGACCACCTGGATCTTTCCGCTGATCCCTTTCTATCACCATTCCTTCTACCAGAATGTCTGCGTTTTCCTCCTTCTTCTCTCCCTGGCAAGTATCCTCTGACACTTCACCTTCCAGTGCATTCAGTTCTTCCTGAATCTGCCTCAAAAGCTCATCATCCAGTGATTTTAGAAGAGCATTAGCCTTTTCAAATTCGCACTCACCGATCAAGCGAATAGCTTCTTCTTCCACTCTAGTTCTATGGTCCATTTCCTCTTGAAGTTTTTGCATCAAGTCTATCCTTTTATCTATTCTGTCCATTGCTTTCATTCTTCCTCTTCCTTTCCTACTTCTTTTATATTGTTTCTTTACATGCTATACTCATCATACAGGCTCCTGCCAGAGCCAAGTATGATGAAAGGAGCACAAAATTTATGAAAGATTTTTCTGATTTTCGCAATCAATGGTTAACTCTCGAAAAAGAACAACGTCTTCGTGAAATTGCAATTTCTCAAACCAAAGAATTATCTATTGTAAACACAGAATCATTCATGGCTACATTCTCGGCTACTTATTCTCTTCTACTTCTTGCCGAATATCATGAGTGGATAAATCAATAGTAATTCCTTTTATCAAATCTGATTTCTGATTTTTGTTGTGATCCTTATGTTTATGGGAACATACACTTAAAATTAGAGCAATAACAGTCAGTAATGGAAACACGGCTTTCGACAAAGAAGGCCGTGTTTTTACTTTTCCAGAAAAAGCATATTTATTTTCTTTCATTTTTTTGTTACCTCCTTTCATGCGCTCTTCTCACGAAGTAACTGCCCATCCCTCAGTCCTCTCATATACGAGATCACGATTCTCTTGCTGTCTTCATCCAGTTGTTCAAATTGTTCAAGAAATTTTTTCCCATCAGTTTTCAGTTCCTCTAATGTCATTGACATCATTTTTTCTCCTTTCTTTTGTTGATTATGAGACTATTATACGTGCTATAAAAGCTAATGTCAATCTTTTTTTGTTGTTTTTAGCACTTTTTGTTGACAATAGCACTTTTTTGATTATAATAGATGATAAAGAGAGGTGGAAAACTTATGAATGAACGCATAAAGAAGCTTAGGAAAGCTTTAGATTTAACTCAACAAGAGCTTGCTGACAAAATAGGCGTTAAAAGGAACTCATATGCAAATTATGAAACTGGACGTAATACACCTATAGATGCAATCATAGTTTCTATTTGTCGTGAATTTAATGTCAATGAAGAATGGCTCCGAACTGGAACTGGTGAAATGTTTAATAAAATTCCCGAACAAGATATGTATTCTAAAGCCGCAGCATCTATATTAAAAGATGACGATGAACTAGCAATAGAAGCTTTAAAACTTTATTATCAAATGCGCCCTGAAGCAAAAAAAGCAGTAGCCGATTACATATTACATCTGGCTGATATGATTCGATCACATAGGAATGAAAAAGAGTAGGTGGTCTACACCTACTCCAGCAATGTCTTGATATATGTATAAATTGCTATCAAGATTCTTTTACAATTAGGTCTCTTACAATCAATTTGTTCGACCATTTTAATGATGACTTCTTTGTAACCTTTTTCGTCCATAAACCCTCCTCCATTCTTCTTAGACAGAACACATGTTTTTTACATCATAGCAAATCCTTTTTGGGATTTCAATACTTTTTCGAACATTTGTTCTTACAGTATTTTCCTTACACAAATATAACGATTATATAGAAGAATAAAGACGACATTTTATGATTTGTCCCAAGTATGGGACACTTTTTAAAAATCGGTATAAAATAATGATGAAAAAGGAATTTTTAAACCTTTTGCAATTTGCTCTAAGGTATCCATACGAGGGCTAATCTGATTGTTTGCAATACGATTTATTGTACTTTTAGAAACTCCTGTGTAGATCGCTACTTGTCGAGCTGTCAAATTGTTTTTATGCATATAATCACCAAGCAAAATTTTCATGTATTTATTATGCACACAAATCTACTAAAAAATGATAATTAAAATAAAATGTACTGGTATAACCAGATGTTGTCGACAAGTGATTTTAAAAAAAATGTATTTGAAGGAAGCTCCCTTTGAAAATATATTTATTATATCTCTGATACCTACAGAATATTTAGGATATAAGACCATGCAAGTATTTGTTAATGGTATAGACATTGGGTTTATCCCCAAAAAAGAAACTAAGTATTTACGATATGGATTTCGCCCTTTAAGCGTCCAATGTACTATACAATTTAGTCCCACTGGCAAACCACATTATAATTTTTATTTATTAGGTACTTGTACTTATACAACCAGTCATTAAAAAAACCGGCTCCTGCGCCAACAGGAACCGATTCACATAGATCACACTCCCGAAGGATGATGCAATCATACAGCCAACATTATTGTATCACCTTCGGGCAGCCAACGCAAGAGAACAACTTTTCGTTGGTTGTCTTTTTATACCATTTTTTACTAAAAATATCATTTATGGAAGGAGATACACACATGAAACTACCAAATGGATATGGAAGTGTAATAAAACTTCAAGGCAATCGGAGAAAGCCATGGGCCGTTAGAATATCTTACCTAGAAGAACAAGCAAACGGGACTGTAAAACGCAAAAAACGATATCTAGCATATTTTTCCAAAAAAGAAGCTGCTCTTACTTACCTTGCAGATCTTAACAGTGGCGCACTTGTCCCCGAACATCAAAAATATGCAGATGTTCCCACTTTTGCAGAATTATATGAAAAATGGAAAAAATATCGCTGCTCTTTAAAAAATAAGCCTAGCGCTTCCACTTGGAAAAACTACGGCATTGCTTTTAATATGTTTTCCCCTATCCATGCAAGAAAAATAATTAATCTTCGTGCCCAAGATCTCCAAGAGTGCATCACCGCAAAAAGTAGCAAGTCCAGAGCAACTATCGGCAGTATGCGTTCTGTCATCCGTGGTATGTGGAGTTATGCTGTTATGAATGAATATGTAGAAAATGACATCACACAGCATCTTGTCTTTGAATTTACTGATCCAGATGCTCCGATCCATACCAGATTTACAGACAGGGAATTGGCTTTACTCTGGAACTCTTTGGGAATCATAAACAATGTAGATATAGTTTTAATTTACATTTACACAGGATTTCGACCATCGGAACTTTTGGAAGTTAAGCGAGAAGACGTCCACCTGGAAGAACGATATATGATCGGCGGCATGAAGACAGAAGCTGGTCGAAACCGTATCGTCCCCATCCATGAAGCCATTGTTCCTTTAATCGAAAACCGCCTATCTCAAAATAGACCTTATCTTATCACAAACAAATATGGGAATCAATATACTCGTGCAGTTTATCATGTTAGCAACTGGAATACGTGTATGTCAAAATTAAATTTAGATCACATCCCTCATGACTGCCGCTACACTTTCGCCTCTCTGGCTGACAATGCTGGAATAAATGAGGTATGCCGCAAGCTAATCATGGGACACTCTTTATCAAATAAAGATGGAACCGCCTTTAAAACTGGAAGCCGGCGTGATATCACACAAGACATTTATACCGAAAAAACCATTCCAGAACTTGTGAAAGAGATTAATAAATTGCCTGTTTCTTTTGTGTAGCCCACCTGTATACTATGTGTATACCACGTGTAACCATCAACCCCGAAAAACACCCTTTTTACTTCCGTTTTCAGAATATTCTTAAAATTAAAAAATCCCGGAAACCTACACGTTTCCGGGATTTTGTCATCTTTTTAACAAACACCCTGTGCCAAGATCGCAATAGCTTAATGTACCGCTTATATCCACATTTTTTTGTATTTTTGTATACCACCTGTGTACAATTAATATCAGATAATTACTATTTTAATCTTTTTATTCGCTCTCATTTTTGTAAATATAAAAAATATATTGACATACCACGAAATTCGTGGTATGTTAATATTGTAACAATTAATAATTTATCGAAAGAAGGAATGAGTATATGGCATGGTATTATGGTGTGTATAGTTGTAATCATGAAGGCAAAGTGAACATAATCGGTCCTGGACAGACCAGGGAATGGAAAAAAGAAAGAATATTTAGTGGTTTATGCCCTGAATGTTATAAAAAGAAGTTAGAAGAAGATAGAATGAAAGCTAATATTGAAGCGGCTGAGAAATCTGCTGAGATGGAACTTCCAGAATTGACTGGTTCTGAAAAGCAAGTTGCATGGGCAAATACTTTGAGGTTAAATTTTATTGAAAAAGTCGAAAAAGAAATTGAACGAATAAATAAACAAATTGAAAAAGAAAATACAAGAATCAAAGAATTAGAAAAAGCGGGAAATCCTGTAAGAAGAAAAATTGAAGATGTCAAATTTTATGCGAGAGATGAATATATGAATCCATTTCAGACAACAAGAGAAGAGCTTGATGATATGCTGATGTATGCTATAAAAAAACATAATGATGCAAGATTTTGGATTGACAGCAGAGATAGTGGAAGGATTTGTAAATTGATTTTGGAATATAAAGAATATGAAAAAGTAAACGATATTCCAGAAGATGTTAAACAGGAAGAAGCAGAATCGAAAAAAAATCTAACTGTTATTCCTGAAACAGAAAATCTGAAGAGCGGTGTTGTTGAAATCGAATATAAAGATAAAATTTTATACGCAAGATATATCAAAAATGATGATTTTATAAAAGTTGTTAAGAAATTAGGGTATAAATGGAAGGGGGTATGGTGTAAAAAAATAACAGAATATACCGGAACTGTTGAAGATCGTGCCGCCGAATTAGGAAATGTTTTGCTCTTAAATGGTTTTACGGTTTTATTTCCAAACACAGAGAGTAAAGATAGAGCGGTATCAGCAGATTTTGAGCCGGAAAATGACAGATGGATAAAATATATTAAAGAATTAGAAAAATTTGTTATTGTTTGGGAAGCTCAAAATGATATTTTATATAAAAACGCAAAGAAACTTCCTGGAGCAAAATGGAGCAATTGGGGAATGCAGGTAGATATTGAATTTTACAAAGAGGTTGAAGACTTTGCAAAAACAATGGGATTTTCAATATCTAAAAAGGCAAGAGAAGAAATAGGGGAATACAGAAAGAAGGAGAGCCGATTTGAAACAATAAATGTGTCTGTTAAAATCAAAGAAAACATATCAGACGAGGAAAGGCTTGAAAAATCCTTAAAGTATGATGGAACAATCATAGGTGATTTAATTGATGATTAAACTAAAAAATGAGTTACTGCCACACCAAAAAGTGGCAGTAGAAAAACTGGTAAAATTAAAAGTCGGTGCACTTTTTATGGAGCAGGGAACAGGAAAAACAATAACTACATTGGAAATTGCGAGGACAAGGTTGGAGAAGGAAAAAATTAATGCCATAATATGGCTTTGTCCTTGCTCTGCAAAAGGGAATATTAAGCGAGAGATAATCAAAAATTGTCAAGAAGAAATGCTTAAATATTTTACAATATGTGGAATTGAAACCTTAAGTTCTAGTGTTCGTGCATTATCATATTTATTGAATTTAAGCAAAGAAAAGAAATGTTTTCTTGTGGTAGATGAAAGTTTGCTTATAAAAAATCCAAGAGCATATAGGACAGAAAACATAATTAAAATCGGAGAAAACTGCAAATACAAAATTATTCTCAATGGAACACCAGTTTCAAGAAATGAAGCAGATTTGTTTTCACAATTCTATCTATTGGATTGGAGGATACTTGGGTATAAAAGCTATTGGAGCTTTGCTGCAAATCATTTGGAATATGATGAATATGGAAAACTTAAAAATGTTCTTAATACAGATATGTTGGCTAAAAAAATAGCCCCATATACTTACCAGGTTAAAAAAGAAGAATGTATAGAATTGCCCAAAAAAAGATATTCAACATATAGTTTTCGTTTAACTGATGAGCAGGACGAAGAATATATGCGTGTTGCCGAAATTTTAATGCTTCAATTAGATGAGTGGTATCCAGAAACAGTTTATCGCTTGTTTTCTGGATTGCAAGCTGTTATATCTGGGAAAAGACTTATATTTAACGAAAGTAAAACACATTTTGAAACAGTTGAAATATTTAAAAATGCGCATGAAAATCCAAGAATTAAAGCAATATTAGATTGTTTGACAGAAGAAAAAACAATTATTTTTTGTCGTTACAAATCGGAGATACAACAACTTTGCAGTATACTTCCTGACTCAGTGAGGTTTGATGGAAAAATATCAATCAAATCAAGAGAAAAGGCATTAAAAGAATTTGCAGAAGAAAAGAAATATTTAATAGCAAATCGGAATTGTGCAGGATATTCTTTAAATTTGCAGTTTTGCCATAACATTATTTATATGTCCAACGACTGGGATTTAGGTACTCGCTTGCAAAGTGAAGATAGAGTACACAGATTAGGTCAAGATCATGATGTTGAAATTGTTGATATTTGTGCTTATAATACGATAGATGAAAAAATCCTTAAATGTCTTTGGAAAAAGGAGAATTTATTGGATTCTATCAAAGGAGAAATTGAGAAATCTAAAGATAATAGTTTTAAGGAAATATTGAAAAAAATTATTTATGGTAGTAGATATAAACGAGAGGTGTTTGATTGTTCAGAATTGGAGGATTCAAATGGGAAAAGTATATAAAAGTGAGAATGTTTATGAGGCTGCTATAAAACGATATAAAACAGTATTTGAAGAGTTTGATAATTATTATATTTCTGTATCGGGTGGTAAAGATAGTTCTGTTATGTTGCAACTCATGGCACAAGAGGCAAGGAAATATGGTAAAAAGTTTTCTGTTCTCTATATCGACTTAGAAGCACAATATAAAGCAACAATAAACCATATAAATGAATTAATAGATATAACAAAAGATGTGGTTGATAGTTGGTATTGGGTGGCTATGCCGCTTTCGTTAAGAAATGCTGTTTCCGCGATACAGCCTAAATGGATATGTTGGGACAAGAAGGATAAGAGTAAATGGGTAAGAGAATATCCAACAAGAAGAAAAGATGTGACTTTATGTACAGAACATGACTATCCAAAAGAATGGGAATGGTTTTTTCGAGGTATGGAGTTTGAGGAATTTATACTTTGGTTTGCCAAATGGTTTAACAATCAGCATGGAGGGAAAACCGCCGCTGGTATTGGAATTAGGTCAGATGAAAGTTTAAACCGTTTCCGCACAATTATATCTGATAAGAAAGAACCATATAAGGATTATCAGTGGACTACAAGATTACATTTCAAATCTGAAATATTAGATTGTTGGAATTTTTACCCTCTATATGATTGGCGAACAGAAGACGATTGGATAGCAGTATCAAGATTTGATTTAAAATTCAATCAAATATATGAATTGATGTATAAGAATGGTTTATCTATACATGAGCAAAGATTATGCCAACCATATGGGGATGACCAACGAAAAGGACTAGACCAATTTCGAGCATTGGAGCCTGAAACCTGGGAAAAGGTATTGAACCGTGTAGAAGGTGTTAATTTTGGAAGCATATATTGTCGCACAAGTCTTTTGGGTAATATAAAATCAGAAAAACCAAACAATATGACATGGGAACAATATGCAGTATTTTTGTTAGAAAGCATAGGGTTATATGCGCCTGAAGTGCGAGATCACTACCATACTAAAATTTGTACATTTATTAAATGGTATGAAAAAGAAGGAATTTCCCTTAAAAATATTCCAGAAGAAGCAGATTCAAAACTAGAATCCGCTAAAAAGGTGGCTTCATGGCGGAGAATTGCAAGAGCAATAGAAAAAAATGATTTTTGGATGTCAAGATTGTCATTCGGAGAAACAAAAAGAGATGTGAAGCGTCTTTTTGAGCTTAAAAAGAAGTATTCAAATATTATCAGACCGCATGACACGGATAACAAGCCCTTAAAACGTATTGCACAAGAGATGGAGGAAGACAATGATAAAACGAATAACTAACACTGACAAAGACTTTTATAAGTATATGGGAAACATATTCGGTTCAAGAGAAGTTCAACGCATTACATCAGACCGTATTTATGACGACAGTGGCAAAGAATGGGTGATGAAGATTCAAGATAATACCATAACTGCTGTTATTTCTTTGAAGGATTCTGTTATAAAGAATGTATATGCAGAAGATACAGATTCTTTAGTGGAAATTCTGAAAGAAATATATTTGGAAGTTGATATTGGAATTGTTACAAAGGCATATCAAAAAGAGTATATTTCTGCTGGATATAAAATTGTTGGGGAAAAGAAGAATTTTTTGACAATAAAAGGAGGAAAAAGCATTGAACAAAATCAATAATTTAATTAATGAGCTTTTAGAAGAACTAAAAAAATTAGATATAGATGAAAAAATAGATAACCTCAACAAAATAAGGCAAAAATTACATGATATCAGCCCTTTTAAAGATGAACCTTGTGATTGTGTTTTGTGGATTAAACAGGAGAATATACAAGCAAATGAGTATAATCCTAATCATGTAGCAACGCCAGAAATGAAACTACTGTATCAGTCCATAAAAACAGATGGATACACTATGCCGATTGTAACTTATGACCTTAAGGATGGCAACAGGGAGATTGTGGATGGTTTTCATAGGAATAGAATAGGCAGAGAACACAAGGATATTCAGAAACGAATATACGGATACTTACCAGTGTCTACAATAGATAAGCCAGCAGATGAAAGAATGGGTTCTACCATTCGTCATAATCGGGCAAGGGGAACTCACGGAATACGCCCTATGTCTGATATTGTTCTTGATTTATCAAAGCTTGGATGGGATGATGTCAAAATTTGTGAAAAGTTAGGTATGGATTTAGACGAGGTTATTCGCTTAAAGCAGATTACAGGATTAAAAGAGGCATTTTCTAATCATGAATTTTCAAAATCATGGGAAGAATTTGAAAAAAAATATTATGAAGAAAAAAACGAAGATATATAAATTAAATCTCTTCGTTCTTTTTTCAAAAAAATATTATAAAAGAGTTGACAAAAGTGTACAATGTACACTATAATAGAATTATCAAAAATTAAAGGAAAGGATACTAAATGAGCATAAAAGAAGCCCGCACCGCTGCCGGATTAACTCAAAAACAGTTTTCTAAGATTTTTAAAATTCCGATAGATGTAATAAAAAGCTGGGATTCTGGAAGACGCAATCCTCCCGAATGGGCGGAATTGCTGATTATTGAAAAACTTGATAACCTAACCAAAAAAAAGGAGGTACATGGGATGTACGAATTTTATAGATTTAACAAAGAAGAATGTGAGGAAATTGTAGACATCATTAGAGCAGCAACTGATATTTGGACTAAAGATCTCCCTCCTCTTTTTAGAGGAACGCTAGTTGAAGAAACTGAAAACATAGTAGATAAGATGTTTGATGGCGAAAATGAGATTGGGGAGATTAGTTGCGAACTTGCTATAGAAGATATAATTATCCCTGCTGTCAAAGTGATTTGTAAAGATTTAAAGAACGAAAAATTAAAAACTCTTTTATCTAAATTTGTTTGCAACACAGATGGATCAACATTATATAAGGTTTTAGAAAATGAAGTTTTAAAGGAAGAAAGAGAAGAACTATTAACAAAGTCTTATAAAACAAAAGAAAAGGCATTGATAGTTGGATTAGAAAATCCGGTAGAATATCATTGTCGGGAATGTGGAAATGTATTTTGGGCAGAATGGAGAAGTAAATATAGTTTGCCTGCCATTTGTCCTGTTTGCGGAACTGAGGATAGAATATAGAAATGAAAAAAGGCAAAATTTACATCCACTCCCATTGGAATAAAAGTCTAAACTTTTAAAATCTTAGCAAGAGTAAATAACTAATTATGATTTTAACCCCCGGAAAACCGGGGGTTTTTGTTATGCTCTTAGCAGCTCTGTTACCGTCTTTACGCCTACTATATAATCTGCTTTAAGCCCTCGTATCTCCTGGAAAATGCCAATGGCCATCCTTGTATCAGCTCCAAGCTTACCATCTGTCTCTAACCCCGCGCCAAGCAACTCTGTGATGCTGTCTCCAATCACAGTGTTAAGCCGCATCTGTAACCACTTCACGACCTGCCCGGTACTACTTACACTGTAGCGCCCGCGAGATGTATCAAAAGCCCCGGCCTTAAGCAAGATCTTTTGTACTGCCGAGTCTGTCATGCTGCCTTTAATGCCATCCACCTTTAGAAGTTTGTTATCTTTGTCTCGGATACCATCTGCATTAAGCGCCTCTTGCAGTGCTGCGACCGCCTGTGAGTCCCATAGAGGCTCCCTATTTGGCTTGTCCTTACTTTCTGTGGGCGTATCAAAAAGCGCCTTTTCTGCCGCTCTGCGGGCTTTTAATCCAAGCAGCATAACCCCATTGGCGTTACAGTAAGCCGGGATTTTTGTAGAGATCTCTTGGATGCTCCGGCGCCCAAAGTTGGTAAGTTGGTCGATACTACCGAGGTTATACGCAAAACTAACTAAAGCATCAAATTGCGGCTGTGTCCAATGGTATATGCTATTGTACTTATCCACAGCTTTCTCTGACTTGTACAAATCCTCTTGTAGATATGCCTCGGCTTGTGCTTGCGTGATAACTTGTCCCATCTTTACGCCGGATGTATGACCATATCCAATGGTTGGGATTCCAGCAGGGTCTAAATATGCCTTAAGGCGGCATCCTTCATATTTTTTGATTATCTCTAATCCTTTTTTACTAACTTTCATAATTTTTCCTTTCTTTGGTTTTTACGCTGGTGCAAAAGAGGGCAGTTTCCCACCCTCTATCTATCATTTTTTATTATATTTTGTCCTATCCCATATATCAGAGAGTCGCTCCCATCCACCAGTCGCTATTAAATACACGATAAAGGCAGCGATAAAAGAACCAATTATATAGTACCATATGAGTACAATCTTAAAATATTGGCACGCTATGACTACTGCTAACGGACACAAGATCAGTGATACAACCAATGCAATCACACTTGTCTGGATCTTCTGCACCCCTGGCAACTCTTTTATCACTTGTACAATCACGGCAACCATAAAGGCCAATATTCCGAGGGTCATTAAAGCATAAGTTAAGTATTGCATTATATTTTCCATAGTTATCACCTACAAATCCTCCTATTCATCTTGTTCATGCGCTTGCTTATTTAGATGTTTTTCAATTTTACTTTTTACTTCTGAAACGCTGTGGTTTGCTCCAAGTTGTTGTAGACCATCTAAACAAGCCAAAATTCCATAAGTTAATAAACATTGTTCTTCTTTTATTTTTTTGATATCAATATCTTGTCGATTTTGTCGTAAATACCAGCGATATATACCAAAAACAGCAGAAAAAATGACCACAAGCGCTGTAATCAAACTTGCGGTCATTATGATCGTATTTGTATCAATATACAATTTTAATCCTTCCTTTCTTTATAAATATTTTTTACTTATTGGATGTCCCCTTATCCCATGGACACCACTCCTTTCTAAATAAACTAAATGAGAAATTAATTCCTTTTGATTTTTATGTACCATCGGGATCAGATATAAACGATCCGGAATTTTCCAAATTTGGCTTTTACTCTGGTGCCAATCTTGTAAATGCGCCTACTGCCAGTTGGTTTCAGTGGTTCACATTTCCGCTAAATGGAAACCCCAACTATCCCGCTCAGTTGGGATTTACTATAGAAAGAGGAAATACAAGGATTTTTACCAGAGGAACACTTATTGAGGGATCAAGCAAAGTCTGGGCTGACTGGGTGGAGTATATTACAAAAACTTATGCAGATAATATGTTTAAAATAATTGAAAAAAGTAGTGAGTCTTTTTCAGTACCTCAGAACTCTAATTTTGGAACTGAAATTGTTGTCCCTATCCCTAGTGGCTATAAGTATGTTTGCATAATAGATGTCTGGTCAGCTAGTATGAATATCGTTTCCACTAATCGTTGGCTTGACTCTGGAACTGGTGAGGAAGTAAAAATTAAAGTTAATGGAAGAAACGTATCAGACCAGGGTGTTGACGTTTTTAGAGTTCATGCCTCAATTTTAGCCCAGAAGATATAAGATGTTATCTGTAGTATATCAAGACTCTCATGACTACACCGGCGTCCGTATTGTTTAAACTATGCAATGTGATCTTTTTCGTGGCTGCTTCATTATAGATGTAAATATAACCAACAACATGCCCTGTATTTCCTGATGGACTGTATACCGGAAGAGCTGCTGGTTTTGACTCTGTGACAGGAACAATTATTGTTCCTCCTCCATAGGCTTGCGTTTTATTTTTCGTTCCATAGGAAAAAAGAAGCTCTGAAATATCGCCTTTGTCTTTATATGATATATCTTCTATTTTTTGTCCTGGGATTAGATCGTAGCCTTCAATAGAAACCCATCTCAGCTTCTTCTCTACATAAGGTTTCGTAGCATACTCCGCCCAGTCAGTCCATGCGCCCTGGGAATAGTATCTATTGTACATATGAGTTTCTAAAGATGCGCGATATGCGATCTGATATGCCTCTACACCTGTGTCCCAAACATAGGTCAAAAGATGCGCCCAACCTATATCGGGGTCGTTATTTACAATATGATGCAAGATTTTACCTTTGTATGCTTCAAAAAGATTTGTGACGTTATTGGGGCTGGCAATCCTGGTAGGAAAATATACAGTTCCTAATTTCTCATTTAAAGCATTTATTTGACTCTGAAAACTATCTACTTGGTTCAAAGCGTCTACCAGCGCCAAAAACTCATCAGAGCTTGTGATCTGCCTATAGTTTATATTGGACGGCTGAACATTAATCATGAAAATCGGTGTTGTGATGCTATTTCCACTGGCGTCCACCATCTGCAGTTCCATGGTCATTGTACCTGGCACTGCTGTCATCTGCTCATCATAGTCAATTTTAATTTGACTTCCAGACATAGTGCAAGTAGCATACACCATGGTGCCATCCTGCTTTTTTGCATAGACATACAGAGATTCTTTGGTTGGTACAACTACTTGCCCTGCTGCTGTAAGAGTCACCAACGCTCCGCGCCCAATGTTATTTTGTTGCACATTCATGATAGATAAAGGATATGCATTATAAAGATCTACTGTAATTGGCAAGTATAATTTCATTTCATTCTCCCATTTTATTCTCTTTTATATACGCATTGATTGCTTCTATATGGCCTATCACTTCAGCATCCATGGCGATAAAATTTTCACGATTGTTTTGACTTATCAGTTTTCCTGTTTCCTCAATCTCAGAATATGTGAAGCTGATCCGTTGTCCTTCTGCCGTAACATTTGTGGTAAAACTAGTTAATTTTTTCATAATCTAAAATCTCCTTTTCACAATTTGTTAAGTATATGTTTGCTTCTGCTCCATAATCTATATCTCTTCCTGTATCTTCTTCACTATATATTTCTATACAATCATATTCATAACTCAAAGCCTCCCTTTCGCAATTATCTAAATACATATTGGCTCCTATTCCATAGTCTATATCTCTTCCTATGTTGCTTTCATCAAAAGATTCTATTCGTTCATATTCATAACCTATTTGTCTTGCTTTTACTTCCCATGCAAACTTAAGACCTGGTGTTCCTTTTACCAAAAAATATTCAGATGTTTTCTCTTCTATCCATAGATCTCCTTCCCCCTCTTTTTGTATAAGTGCATAATATGTCATATCAGATGTTATAGTCTCTCTAAAAATTGGATCAAAATGGATATAAGACAAACCAGATTCATCAGTTTTACCAGTTCCAATGTCTCCAAACATTGGAGAGGGCATCTCATAACAATATAACATCCTTTCAGAGTAGTTTTTAGTATCTACAATTCTACTTTTTGTTCCTTTTGATTGTAACTTTTGCATTGCTGTTATGCTTCCTGCAATAACATAACTACCGCCAGCTGGACTCGATTGAATTACAGCTCTTAAGTCCCCCTCATTTATTCCTATTCCGCTAGATGATATAGTAGCGTGAGAGTCGCTCGTCCTATATGACATCAATTCTGCTCCCATTAAAAGATTAAAATATCCGTTATTAGATTGGAGAGAAATTGTAGAATCACTGTCGGACACAACTTGAAAAGATCCACCCGTAATTTGTGCATTGGAACTTTTTAGACTATTTGCAATTACGTTTCCATTTGCATCTACCGAAAATAAATTTCCTACATTTATACTTCCTTTGAATAATCCTCCTACTGCTGACAAGCTCCCGGCAAAGGTCCCTCCTGCCGCCGATAAATCCCCTCTAAAGGTCCCTCCTGCCGCTGATAAGCTCCCGGCAAAGGTCCCTCCTGCCGCCGATAAATCCCCTCTAAAGGTCCCTCCTGCCGCCGATAAATCCCCTTTAAAAGTCCCTCCCGCCGCTGAAAGATCTCCGGTAAAAGTCCCCTTATTAGCTTTAATCCCACTTTTATCCCATAACCCGATCTCCTTCCCTGCGTCGTCCAGGATTTTTAAAATTCCGTTTCCGTTGTTTTTACCTCCCAGAGTCAATATCCCGCCTTGGATGATATTTGCAAGCATCTTACCAGTTGTGATAAAATCTGCGACTATTTTGCCATCCTGTGTAATCGCGGTGGCATAAGGACCACTATAACCGCTGGAAGAGTATCCTAATCCTCCCTGGTTCCACCTCCATACTTTTCTTGCTGTATTAATATTGTCGGTGTCCATAATCAGGATCTCGTATGGCTGGCCGTTGCCGTTTTTATGCATGACTACATATCCGCCATTGGCTCCAGTTATCCATTTTGTCGCATTTTCCACTGCTGCCTGCATAAAGCCCGCAGAAGGTTTCTCTTGGATCTCCTGCTGCTGTCCCATGATGGTGCTTACCAGGCTTGATTTTGCATCTCCGATCTCTATACTGTCATACCTGTCCAACAGTACATTATAAGTTGTCTTTATAACTTTTGCCTTTGCAGATACCCCAAGATCTTGATACTCTACCGTAACTGTATCGCACAGCCCTACTCTTTCTAATGGTGCAATACTTTTATACTCTTCTGTCTGCCACAATGCCACAAAGGATACCGAGACACTGACAGCCGGCACCCCTATGCCTGTCTTTTTCACATAATTTTGTGCCCAACTTAACAACTGTGCCTGTGATGGTTCCTCTTCAAATTCGTTGGTACAATCGACTACAGATATTCTTGGATATGGATAATTCCCCGCATTGTCAGCCAACACTACTTTCTGATCCAGTTCTATATATCCGCCCTCGTTTTCCCAGCTTTTCCAGAAAGGATAAATCCCTGTTATGGTATTAGTGATATTTTCCTCTTGGTTGAGATCTTTGATATTTTTTCCATATCTCAACACAACACCGTTATCTCTGCCTCTTTGTTTTCTTAGTTTTATTTCATAATTATCCCATTCCCACTCTCCACCATACACATCTAAAATAGATCCTTTACTGCCTCCAAGCCTTGATCGGATACTTGTCGGTGTTTCTACCATAAAGGTCCCGCTCGTGGTCACATCCGTCCAAAAATCAAAGGGGCAGTTTGTAGCAGCATTACTTTTTAATCCCAAAAGTGCGGCAGCAGCGCTGGCAGCAGAAAACCTGGAACAAGGGATACTGGACAACTGATAACTTATATGCTCTGCAAAAACTGTCACCACTCCGTTGATCGGCTTTGTGATCTTATAAATCCTAAATCCTTGTTCATTCTTTCCATCTGCCGGCACTGCATATATGATACGTGATATCCTAAGTTCTTTATAAAAGGCTCCTGTCTGCGGATATCTCATCTGTAATTCAAATCCCCCATTGCGCTCTTCGGTTACAATGCAGGAAATGGCACCGGTTAAATGCCCGATGCCATTGTTGCTAAAAACTCTCGTATTTGCTTCATATAGTATAGGTATCAAATTCTCCACCACCTCGGTCTGACTTCAATCTTCGTTATATTTCCTTCTCCTCTAATGCCAGTTTCACCTTCTGGCAGGACTGGAAATACAGAGGTTTTAACTATGTCTTTATTGCAGTTTATTGTCCCTTTATACGCGTTTTGAGATTGGCTGTCTATGTCAATATATCCATCTATACGATTGATCTGTACATTCATATTTCCTACATGTAATATACCACTTGTCCCATATACTCTAATTAATGGTTCTGCCGGGAACCCTGTCGGATTCCAAAGTCGGATTGTCCCCGATCCTGTGATTAGATTCTCTCCGATCTTCAGGAATCTTTGTGGCAAACAATTAAAAGATAGCTCACATTCACCGGACTGATTTTGAAATCTTACATCAAAATCTAAAGGACCAACAAAGCAAGCTTGTCTAAATTCATCTGGATGGTAAGTGTCTTCTAATCTTTGATATCCTACATCTTTTAACAACCACATCCTCGCAAGATCTGTCAGATCTTTAAATTTATATCTTATAAAAGCCGGATATTTTATGATGACATTTTTATAGCGCTTATTATCTATGATAAGCTCTCCATTTTTTCCTGGGATCTCTATTCTCTCAATATCTCTTTCGGGAGAATTAAATGTTCCTGATCCAGATACATAGATCCCCATATCTTTACTATTGATTCCTTTATAGAAAAATGAACCTACCATCCAAACGCGGCCTCCTTCCTGCCCATCTCGTTTGCAATCTCATTTTCCACGATTCTTGCAAGTTCTCTCACATCCTGTCCTGGTGCCCCATAGACATTTAATGTCACCCCTCCAATGTCCATAGTATTATTTCTTGTTTGGCTCGTCAGAGGCTCTACGACTGCTCTGCCTCCTACCATCGTAAGCAGTTCTGGCCCTGCTTCTCCTACCACTGCCGATCCTCTTTCCAGCACTCCTCCATCTGCCATATAACGCATTTTGCTACTGCCTTTTGCACTTTCCCTTGTTGATTTTCCAGTATCTAATAGTGATATTTTATTAATTCCTTTTATATTAATTCCAGGCAATTTATTGATTGCTTTAATTAGCGTGTTAATTCCCTCTATTCCCGTATTTATCCATTTTATTACAGAATTAATTGTTATTTTTGCTTTATCTGCAATTCCTCCAAACAGACCAGAAAATATTTGTGCCAAACCTGTCCAGGCTTGCTTCCAATTTCCAGTAAACAATCCCTGTATAAAGTTAATAATGCCAACTAAAATCTTTTTTACCATTTTCCAGACTACACTTATATTCTCCATGAAAGCATTTAGTGCTGATCCTAGCACTGGCCCAAATACATCTCTCCAATCTTTTGCAAAAATGTTTTGCAAAAAACTATCTAATTTGTTAAGGTCTGCTTTTATACCTCCCCCACTTGTTGTTATTAATGCTACCAGATATATAATCGCTGCGATTAATAGCGCTATTGGGTTTGATATCAAAAATGTGATCGCTGCTCCTATTCCGTTAAATGCTATTATTGCTGGTCCAATCGCTGCCACTAAAAGCACTATTGTGAGGATAACTTTTTTTGTGCCATCATCAAGACTGTTAAACTTTTCCAACAATTTTGCTGCCAACTTGGTAAACTCCGTTATTATTGGCATGATGAGTTTTCCTAATTCTGCAAGCTGCTTCTGTAGATCTGCCTGTGCCTCATTATTTTCAACAAGCGCCTCATTTTGTTCCCTCCATTTTTCCCCTGATTGCATCAACCCCTGATTTACAAATTCCATAAAGATTAGATTGGCCCTTTGTACATCACTGGTACACTGTTCCAGGCTAAAATTAAAATCCTCTTCTGACTTCCCTGCCCAGTTTAAAACATCTGCCAAGGCTCCCGTGACCGTTCCAGTCTTTACCGTCTCATTGATTGCCTCCGCCAATCCATCTATAGGTATGGAATCTCCATATTTTGCCCATGCGCCGATTGTCCCGTCTACTAATCGCGTCAGCTTATCTTGGCTATATCCAAGCGCCTGTAGGTTGGCCGTAGTTGTGGCCGCTGTCTGATCGTCTCCCAGCACTCCATACAATTTTTTATAGATCTCAGATGTCTCATCTGCTGTGTATCCTGCCAATTCAGATGATACTTGGAGAGATCCCATAATTTTCTGGTACTCTTTGGTCTCTTCTGCAACATCTTTTAAAGAAGATATAATCGCTTTTGCCCCTTCTACAATAGCATCTGCTTTTAAAGCATCCCCAAATACAGAGGCTTTCTTCCCTGCCTCTTCCAGCTCTTCTCCTGCGTCCTCTGCCGCATCTTCTACATCTTCGATAGATTCTTCATCAATTCTGTTGATGGCATCATCTGTCTTTTTAGCTTCTGATTTCAGTTCCCTTAGACTTGCCTCTGTAGCAATAATCTCTCTTTTCAGTGCATTATACTGCTCCTCTGATACTTCCCCCCGCTCAAATTGCGCCTGTACTTGGCGTTCTGCTTCTTTTAGGGTTTCCAACTTTTGATCTGTACTCTCTATAGATTTATTCAGCAGATCATACTTTTGTCTTAAAAGCTCTGTATTTCCTGGGTCCAGCTTCAGCAGGCGTTCCACATCTTTCAAGCTGCTCTGCGTCCCGTTGATCTCCTTATTTACTCCTGACAGCGCTTTAGAAAGCCCTGTAGTATCTCCTCCAATTTCAACTGTAATCCCTTTGATCCGATCAGCCAAGCCTTGTCACCCCTTCCCAAAATAAGCATATATGTCTTCTTGTGTCGCTTTATATGGATACTCTTCCCTGTCATTATCCTGCTCTGTGAGCATATCATAGACCATCCCCATACTCATGTTAGCAAGCGCGCTATCTGACAAACCTAATTCCGCACACCGGAGCATGAATAGCGCCCCTGTGCTTTCCCGGACCGTCGCCCTTTGTTTTTTTTTGGAACAGACGTTGTCCGTTGTGATAGATTCCACATATTTAAGATCTCTGGTAGTACCTCATAAATGGAAAAAATCTCAAAGGTATCCAGCCATTCTTCCGGGGTATCTGGTATAGATGGATCTGCGTGCTTTGCCATGATATAAGAAACATTTTCAAAAATAGTCAGATCCAGGGCAGAAAGTTGTGCATCTTGCTTCTCCTCTTCGGTTGCATCTTTTGTGAGGCGTTGTGCCTTATCAAACGCCTTTTTTAAGATATTCATATCTTTGATAATGTCTCTTCCAAATTCAAAGCGATAGAGACGAGGAATGAGGGCCGAAGCCCTCATTTTTACCTCTTTCCCATCAATGATTAAGATTTTTTCCATTTATGCGACTTCCTTTTCATAAACTTTTTGAAACCAAGTTGCTTTTACCGCATCTGGTGTCTGTGCGGTGGTTCTCGCCAGTACGTTCCCATTTTCCAGCGCCACAGCAGAAATTGAACTGCTTTGCGTCTGCGGTGTCTTGGTGTCTGTATTTGTGGTGCCTCCGATTGCTGGCCTTGTCCCTGAACAGTTATACAAACAATAGTATTGCTGGTCTGCGTCTCCGTCGATCTGGTATAGCAGTGCAAAAGCCTTCGGTTCTACATTGCTGTTTTCTGTGAGTACATAGTCCGTCGTGTCCAAAGACATGCCCCATATATCCTGCAGCATCTGATCCGGCATCCGCGCGATCTCCAGACTTCCAGAGTATCCATTGTTGGCCACTGACTGATAATATACGATGCCATCTGCATAGAACGGCGAGACGTCCCCTTGTGGGTCCAGGGTAAGTGTCACCGCTCCAGGCACTGCCACCGGCGTTTCCCAAGTCGGTGTTGGACCGTTCACGGTTAGCACTGCATAATGGACATTCTTAAGATTGAACTGCACTTTATTTTCTTTTTTTTGCATCCTCTATACCTCCAATTCGTATATTGTTTCATGTACATTTTCATTGTTGATGAAGTTCGTCGTTTTCTGCCACGGAAATTCCTCCAAGACATCTTCAACTGCTTTTTCTAATTCCAAATCCCTGTATTTGGTGTACAGCTCCACATTTAACACTTTTACTTTCAGATAAACCTTGCCATCTGCCATAAAATTGTTGCTGCCTGGCTCCGTATAGCAAATATAGGGTGGTGCCTGTTCTTCGGAAAACGCATGATAGGCCACCGGAACTCCAACCTTTTCCAATAATTCTTTAAATTCTTCTAGTGTCATCGCTGTTTCACCGCTACCTTTGCCCGATTGGCCAGCTCCCTTTGTGCCATCTGCTCCGCTGGCAGTATATGGCGGATTCCTTCTACTCTTCCCCCGCTCTTTTTTGCATATCCGTACTCCAGCAGGTGTGTAAGCTGTGGTTTTTTAGCATTAAAAACCACAATGCGGATATCTGTTGGGCTGTCATGTATAACCTTATACTTCCATCCTTTTTTATACACTCCTGTATTCTCCGGTGCCTTTAGTTTGATCTTTTTTACACACTCTTTGGCCACCGCCTGCACATCCGCTTTAATTTGTTCTGTTACTTCTTCGCTGTAACTTCTTAACTCTTCCATAATAGCTTCAACTAATTGATCTGGACTTATATTACTCATAGTGTCCCTGCCTCACTTTGCAGATATAATTCTACATCATCACTTTCCGGAGGATAATAGGTTCGATAGACCGCTTTTCTTTTCCCCTGTACAATAGCCACTTGTTCGCCTGAATAATTTACTGTCGGCATCACCACTTTCAGATCTGCAGCTATTCCATTTTGCCCCGCATCTCTCCATTCGCTTCTGGTTATGCTATGGATCGTGCAAAACACCTCTGTTTCTTCTTCCACCACTGCTTTCTGCTGCCCGATCTTGTCTCTTATGATGCTCTGCTTAATCAAAATAATGGTTCCGTCCATCAGCTCCCACCTGCCTTTTGCGCAAATAAGCGATTATTGAGTGCCCATCTCAATGCACGCGGCATTTGTGCATTTTCTTCTCTTCTCCTCCGATACAGATAAGCCGCATACATCTCCACTAACTGGTTGTCTCCGCTCGAATCTGTTAGATTGATTCCCTCTTTTTCGATAAAATCTCTGGATGCTTTAATCAATTCTTCTAAGTAGGTGTCCAGCTTATCACTGGACACCTGAAGATCAATTTTTAAGATCGCAAGGATACTTTCATTTTCCATATTTTCACCTGTTAGCTTTTAGCCCTGGTCACATTTACGGTATAAACTCTTACTGCATTACCTTTTTTTACAGTAACAGTCAGCGGATGTACCTCTCCATCTGCCTTCCAAGTAGCAGTTCCTCCTTTTTCGATTGATGCTCCATCATACAAGATTTCCAGCTTTGCATCTGATTGCCCCTTCTTGACCTCGATCTTATCGCTGGCAGCAGAAGCTGTCATTGTGTAATTATAGACGTTTTCTGCAAACTCCGGGGTAAGAGTCTCACTTCCAACTTTCAGGCTTACCAACCTTGCGTCATTTGCTTTGTCTGCTGCAAAGTCCATCACCGTAGTCACGTCTACATTGTCAATGTTGATCGCCACAAATGCCCCTGCAATCACTGGCTGCCCGTCTGCACGCTGCTTTCCTTTAAAGACGGTGTTATCCTGTATAAACTGTACCTCCCGGCTCTCTTCGATCGTCATTTCACTTCTTTGTACAAGCAAATAGAGGTCGCCATATCCGCCTATGATGTCTCCATTAGGGATAAATTCCAGGATGTCTATATCCCCGTCAATGATTGGCATAGTTCCATTTAGTTGCGCAGTCAATGCGCCCGTAGATGCAAAAGCAATCAATTTTGACTTTAGCTTTGCCTGGGTTTTGCTGTTCATTGCCCAAAATTGCCGGCCTCTGCTATAATTTGTAAAAGTGTTCCCTGCCGCCAGAGCCAACTTCGCCCAAAATTCTACTGCAGTAGTCGTTACACTATCAATTTTCTGAATGTTGGTCTGGGAAAGATTGACCCATTCTGGTGCATCTGCCGGATAATCCGTTGGCTTTGTAGTCTGTGCAAGCCTTGTCACAATGCCAAGAGGCATTTTTGACGCTGCTCCTTTTCCATACAAGATCGCCTTGTCCATAGCCAGGCCAATCGCCTCCGACATCATTTCTACGATCCAGGATGCCAAATTAACATCGTTATCTTCCAGTAAGCTGTTACAAACAGGGATAAATCCGGCCACTTTATAGCCATCTGCCGTGACCTGGTTAAAGCCAAAAGTAAGCTCGTTAATGGCTCCGCACATCTCTGTCCAGATCGCCTCCGGTACGGTTCCTGCAATCGTCTGGCGTGCTTCTCCGTTGATATTTCTCACTCGTACCCGGTTCAACAGCTTGGAATACCTGTACATATTTTCTGCGATCAGATCCAGGAACACGATTGGAACCGTCAGTTCTCCGCCCTTCACAGCCCTCTGCTGCCCTTTCATCTCCCTCACTCTGGTCAAAAATCCTTTTACATCTTCTCTTTTTACGATACTCTGTCTAGTCTCCATTGGAAGCGCTTCAAACGCTCTTCTGTTCACTGGCAGCGTTCTAATGTTCACTGTTCCCATGTTAATGCCCTCCATTCTTCTTTCATCTCTTCCTAACCCTCTTTTCTCCGGATCTTTGGATTCTTCTGTCTCCAGCTGTTTCTCCAGATCTGCAATCTCTTCTTCCAGATCCGTTTTGGCCTTTTCATGCTCCCCTTTTTCCGTGTCAAAACTTTCTACCTCTTCCTGTACCGCCGTTTGCTGCTCTTCGGTCTCTGCTTCTTCGATCGCAGTCGTCAGTTCTTCTTCTCTCGTCTGAAATTCCGCATCCTTTCCCTGCAAATTCTTCAGTTCTTCTTTTTTTCGCTCAATGCTTCTTCTTAACATAATTGCTTTTAATGCCATCTTATTCTCCTTTCAGGCGTCCTTTCATTTCCTCCCGCCATTGTTCCATTTTTCTTTTCTTGATATCTGCATATTCTTTTTTACGCGCCTCCACAGAAGTATCTTCATAGGCCGGGAAAGTCACTACCGACACTTCATACAACCTTACCTTCTTAATTTTCCATATGGTCGGTGCACCCTCGTTATACTCGACATCCTGCTCTACGATATCAAATCCAAAAGAGCATTGGCTTATATCTCCTCTTTTTACACGCTCATACAGATTGACCGCATCCTGGTCATTAGGATTGATTGTAATGCTGCCCCACAAACCCTTACTATCTGCATTTAGCTGTAAAGTCCCTGCTGTTGTTCTCCCCAATACCAGAGCCGTATTATGATTAGCCAAAGCCCTTATATCTTTTTCTGTTTCTCCGTCAAAAGCTCCCGGCTCAATCGTCTCATATGCTTTATCCCATAACCAATATTTAGATCCAAATACTGCAAAATAACCTTCTATGTACATCTGCCCTTCTTCTTCTCTGGTTTGGAATCTTTCATTTCTCTCGGCAGCAGTCCTTGTCCATACCATCAGCTCTCACCTCCATTTATCTTATTTTGATCTCCAATCTTATCCCGCGGTATATAATTTTCCAGCATCACGAGATCATCCAGGCCGGATAGTGGAGACAGACCAATCCAGTCTCTTACCTCGTTTCCTGTCATAATACCGCGTATATACTGGTCATCTGCCACCGCTGCCATATCTTTTAGATCATAGTTATACAGGCTACGTGGATTAAACCGGAAAAACCAATCAGGGCTATACAGTAACTTTTTGGTCATCTCCTGTTGTATGATGGTCGCGATCGGCATGACGGTCGTGTTGATAAAATTATTCCAGGCATCCCGCTGAAAATCTCCGATACCAAGCACAAACGGCGGCACACCTAAAATGGTTGCCACCGTCTTTTTATCTAATTCAACAAAGTCAGCCAAAGCCAAATCAGATAATGACAGTGGCTTTACCTGCTCGATCTCAAACTGTTCTGCTGGAATCACCCAGGGTTCTCCGGCCTCGTCTGTGCTCACATACTCATCCAAGAACTTTCTCCGTCCTTCTGGCCCTGAAAACTCATCAATCAATGCATCTACTTTAACGATTAAAGATGGCTTCCACTTAGAAGACATAAATCCTTTTTCTGTCGCCGCGGCTTGTTTCAAATTATTGGCTACATCTCTAAGAACCACTTGCTGTCCTTTTCCCATCCATGGATAGTAAGAATCCGGATTCATGATAAAGTGCAATATACTATTCGGATCATACTCTTCTCCAGCGATCAGCACTTTGTAATTCCATATCCCGTCAGGAAGCAAAGAGACCAGTTCTGCCGGCACTGGTTTTAAATCCCTTAGTATCCCTCCTGAAGTCTCCGGCCACACAATCGCATTACCATGACCATTGAGTATTAAAGTTTTCACAATCCAATATATAAAACTAAATCGTGTCATATGTTTATTTGGACTGATGTCCACTTTTTTACTCAACTCATTTTTTACCCTGATATCCCCGCTCTCTGTGTTCTCCATCAGATGCATCGTCATACTTGCGATTAGCTTTGCAATCGTATTTACTGCAGTATAGATCTCTGGACTTTGATCCAGACTTGTATAGCCTCTGCACATCAACGATTCCCAATCTTTGCCGTCCAAAAACCCAATAATGCTTCTTTTTTGCTTTGGCTGCGCTCTAGCGGCTGCCCTTCTTCTTTTTCTTCCCATCTTTTACTCCTCTCCAAACCATTGTTTTGCTGTCTGCCTCTTTTCCAGGTTTTCCAGATATCTCACACACGCGAAAACGGATGCATCAAAGATATCAATTCTATTTTTCGGATATGTTTTTTCATACTGAATCATGTCGTCTGTCTTTTCGATAGCCGCCACATTTTCCACACAATACTCATATGCGTCACTATGCAGATAATACAATTTTCCATTTTTCGCTGCATTTTCAATTCTTCTAAAACCTTCTGACTTTTTGTAAAAATACTGCGGCTGATCCACAATCGTAAACTTTGCTTTTTTCATGGCAAGAAAATATTCCCTGCAAAATTTCCTGTCGTGCCCGACTTGCTTAATCTTAAAACCCATATTACGCATGGTGATAAACCAATTTACGATCTCCGCATGGTTGACGGTCGGAGAATTGCTCATCGTCAGCCATCCTTCATCCGCCCAACCAAACAAGGGGATTCCATCTTCATCTGCTTTTTTATGCGCTGCCATAATCGGGAAAAATGCATGAGAGATAATGATGTCTACTCCTTTATAAGTACCAAATAGCGCAGTTGCCGTCAGATCATGCAGCTTCGACAGATCCGCCCCTCCAAACCAGTCAATCCTGAATTTTGCTAACTGTTCTATAGTCCAGTCATAATTTTTATCTGATCTTTTAAACTCTTCTATGTCAAAGTACGCTTTTAGAGCACTGGTATAGATATTTAAGCCTCTGGACAAAAAGTCTTTCCGCTGTTGAGGATCATTCTGTGCCTGTAAAGAGTCTTGCAAGATATCCTCCGGCCTTATTGTTTGCCCATAGGATGGATTAGCTCTCTCGTGCTGCTCTGGATTGGTATAGTCTACTTCTCCTGTCTTCAGATCCTGGTCTGCCCTGGATACAAAACAAAAGAGTGAGTCATCTGTGACCGTCCCGCTGACCACTTTTACCGCATATTCTAATCTCTGGAAGCAAAAGCTGTTTACATTATCTCCTGCTGTCGTTATCCCGATCATCAGCTTATTTGTATAAGCTTTCATAGCTTCTTTGAAGCGGTTATACTGTGCCGTTTTTTTAAAAGCATGAATTTCATCAGCGATTGCAATGTTACAGTTAAAAGAATCCTGTGCATCCGGATTGGCCGCCAGAGCCTCTATTTTTATACTTCCCACCACATTTCCATCACTATCTTTAAACTCATAGTAAATAGAGTGCTCTGCATTATTGTTTAGGACCCTAAAATCTTCCAGCATCCCCATCTTTTTAAGATTAAATATGATAAAGTTAAAAGATTCTGTCGCCTGCTTTAGCGCTGCTGCCACTATATAGATTGTAGATCCAGAAGCCCTCCCAAGTATGGCAAGTCCCCAGGCCAGAGCTGCAATAAAAGTCGTCTTTCCATTTTTTCTTGGGACAAAGATAAATGCTTCTTTGTAGCGCCGTTTATCTGTACCTTTGTAGTAAAACCCCAGCAGATTGTATACTATAAATATTTGCCAATCTTGTAATAAAAGTGGTGTATTCATCAGAGGTTTTCCCTCCAAATCTTCCCCCTTCATGTGGACCATAGTCTTTTCTACAATCCCGATCACAAAATCAGCATCTTTTGTCCGAAGTTCCAGATCTTCTCTTTCTAAGTCTTTTAAAAATCGGTCACACGCAAGCACAACCTCTTTTCCGGCCTTTCTCATTCCCTCTAGCACAGACCTGGCATATCGCACCGCTATCTCTTTGTAGTGTTTAACCGCCAAGATCTTTCAAAGCCTCCGCCAAAGTATTTGTTTTTTTCTTTTTCATAGCCGTTTGGTCAATGCGTTTTAATCCGGCCGGCGTAAGTCCCAGATCACGCCAATATGCTAAAGCCGTTTTATTTAGATCATCCCACATAACAAGAGCTGGATTCTTAATCAAATTAGTTGATCCATTTTTATTTGTGTACTCAATCAAGGGGCGAGAGCCTGATTCTCGATAATATGATTCCACCTCGTCTCTTTTCTCCAGGATCTCTGCAACGGTTGTGATGATCGTATCAAAAAAGGGCGATATGTGCCTGCCTTTTCGCAAGCTTCCCGTATGCGTTTTTCCCATGTTTTCCGCTTCATCTGGCATTTCCCCCTTTTTATAAAAATCCCGCGCATTTGGAAAAACT